TGCGATGAGCGCGAGAGCGCACAGTGCGAGGCTTGCGATGCGGATGATCGGAGAGATCGTGCGGGAATGTGATGACGAGGCAGAACTTGCAAGAAACGTTGATGAGTTCCGCGAAACGCTTACGGAACTGCGGAAGCGCGTGGAAACGCTTACCGCCGAACGCGACGAAGCGCGGCGGATGTGGTGTGAAGCCGAAGCCGTTGGCAACTGCCTATCCGTGGATGACATGAAGCGACGCGCTCGTACTGAAGCCAAGCGTCGAGAGTGGGACTGCTTCAAGGAGACAAAAGAATGATCGACAAGAACGCAACAAACAACATCGTCGGAGAAATCCATGTCCATCTCGACCGATCAGAACTTGACGATTCGAATCCCGATGTCGATCTCATCGCGTGGTTTGAAGGTGCAACGCTTGGCGATGACATGAATGATCCGTGCATATGGCTCACGGTCAAGCGCGTCGAGGAGCCGCATGGCAGGTCCGATGCGATGTTCCGAGTGTCAATCGCAAAACTCCGCGCCATCTGCAACATGGCGGAAGCGATGCACGGGGTTGGCGATCTGCAATGGAAAGACGCTCTTGGTGAGAACGACGACGGGGGTGCAGAGTGAGCGACTTCACAAAGACATGGGACAGCATGAATATGCGCGAACGCATCGCGCATCTGCTTGCGGATTGGAGACGGTCCAAGGACACCGATGACTCAATGGTGCTTCGTGTTGCCGCAACGATGGCTCATCACCAACTTGAAAAGGCAGATGCAGAGATTGAGGATTTGCGCTTTCAACTTTGCGGTACTCAAGGCGAACTGGACAGCGCGTTGTCACGCGAACGAACTCTCCTAGATGAACAGGAAGATTGCCGCATTGAGATCGAACGCCTCACCGCCGAACGCGATGAGACGCAACGCGAACTACGGAAGGCGGAAACCGAATCCTCCATGCTTCGCATTGAGTGTGCAGTGATTGCCGCCGACGAGATCGAGCGGCTTCGCGCCGAGAATGACGGTCTGCGCCGGCAGCTCGACCAGTTCGTCGGGGACTTCAATGACGAAGTGCAGAGGGAGGCGATCTGATGCATGCGGAGCACGCGGAACTGATCTCGGCGTTGCGCGCTGAGAACGACCACCTGAACAAGCAACTTGCCAGGGCGATGGAGTGGAAGACCGTTGCTGAGGCTCAAGACAAGCTTCTGGTCGCATCCGACCGCGCCATGCTTGAGGCAAAGGCCACGATCGTGGCGCAGCGCGACATGATCGAGCGGCTCGGTGTCCGGCTCAAGATGCAGGAGATCCCGTGAGCGGAATGCAACGCCGCAAGGGTGCCGTCGGCGAGCGCGAGATCGTGCAGATGCTCAACTCGCGCGGCCTGATGTGCCACCGAACTGCGCAGCGAATGGGGAAGGCCGGAGACGCGGCCGATGTCGTCTGCGACGGCGTCGAACTGCACATCGAGGTCAAGCGCACCGAGAAGCTCAAGTGGAAGGCCACGATCGACCAGGCGACACGCGACGCTCGGGGGAAGTCGTGGGTGATCCTGCACCGGGCGAACGGCGGAAAGTGGATGGTCATCCAAACGCTTGACTCATGGTTTGGAGACAGCCACGCGGTCGCCGCAGGCATCGCGCACCGCAACCGGATCATGGAGGAAGCAAGCCGTGACGATTCGCCATAACCCGCCATTCAAGGGAACAGTCGAGGTCAAGGGAGCGAGACTGAAAGGAGACAACTGGACTAGGCTACGGCGACTGTTCATCAGGAATAATCCCACCTGTGCGGTGTGCAGTCGCCCGGGAGATGAGGTACACCATGTCATCCCGAGATCGCTGCGGCCCGACCTATGCTACGAATGGGACAACCTCAAGACCTTGTGCAAGGAATGCCATCTCAAGGCGCATGCGAACGAAAAACCGCGTTTTTAGGCCAATAATGCGGTTTTTGCATATACGGACGGGGGGGTAGGTTTTTGACGATGGGTCGCGTGCTAAGGTGCCGCCTGTAACTCGGAACGAAAAATACATGGAAAGAGATCCCCGCCCGATTGTAGATGAGTATGTCGAGAGCATTTTGCGCGGCACGCGCCCGTCGGGGAAGTGGATCTACGCTGCAGCGAAGCGTTGGGAGCGCGACAGCGCCCGCGATGACCTTCGGATGGAGTGGGACGCCGTCGCGAAGGTCGACCAGTTCTGCAGGCGGCTCAGTTTGATCGGCGACTACTCCGAAGAGCGGTTCGTGCTCGCGCCATGGCAACTTTGGGTCGTCGCCCAGGCGTGGGGATGGCGCTACGCAGACGATGGCACCCGTCGCACCAAGTCGATCCTGCTACAGGTGGCTCGCGGAAACGGCAAGACGACGCTGGCGGCGGCGCTGTGCCTGTACGACCTGATGGAGGGACCGGGCCGCCGGGTGCATGTGATAGCAAACCGAATCGAGCAGGCGAACATCTGCGTCGACACCGCCCGCACGATGGGCCGCATATTTGCGGAAGCGGACGATGCGTTCTGCATTTTGCATAATCGAATCGAACGAAGGGACTCGGATTGCGAGCTCTCTGGACTCACGACATCGAAGTCGGGCCTGGACGGCCTTACCCCGAGCCTGTGGATCGCTGATGAGGTCGCCGAGTTCCGCGAGCGCGAACTGCTCACCAAGCTCGAGACCGCAGCTGGCAAGCGACGCAACGCGCTGGGCCTCATGATATCGACGCCAGCTGACAACGCCGACGGCGTCTATGGCGAGAAGATCACCCACGCAGAGGCGGTGCTCACTGGCGAGGTCGAGGATGACATTTTCATCCCAATGCTCTATGGGATTGACGCCGACGACGCCCTGGACGATGAATCGTCCTGGGCGAAGGCCAACCCGCAGATGGAGCACGGCCAGCCGACGCCGCGCGCGCTCAAGGGCTTTTGGAACAGCAAGCGCAACAGCCCGATCGGCCGCGCCGAGTTCTCGAGATACCATTGCGCGAGGACAGCGGAGGAGACCACCAACTGGCTCGATATGAACCTTTGGCCTGGCGGACAGGAGATCGACTGGAACTCCCTGAGGGGCCGCGAGGCGTTCGTCGGGCTTGACCTGTCGCAGAGTCTCGACATGACGGCGCTGGTTGTCGCCGTTCCCCTGGATGATGGCCGCGTTGCGCTGCGTGGCCGCTACTGGTGGCCAGCCGCGAACGTGAAGCAGCGCGAACTGGACTACCGGCTTCCCGTGAGGCGTTGGGCCGCGGACGGCTATCTCACCCTTACGAACGACGCTGGAGGCGCGATTGATTATGGCGCGGTAGTTGACGAGGTCGTCGCCACGATGGAGGAGTTCACCGTATCGAAGATCGGCTACGACAGATGGGGATCACATGATCTCGTCACTAGGCTTGTCGAAAAGGGTGCGCCGCTGCATGCGTATTCGATGGGGATCTCGACGTACGGACCAGGATGCGCACTGTTTCAGCAGCTGTGGGCCGGTAGAAAGATCGTGATTGGGGACGACCCGATCCTGCGCACCGCGTGCCGTACGGCAGACGCGAAGCGCGACCGGAACGGCAACATCACCGTGGTAAAGTTCAAGCAAACTAAAGTAATCGATTCGCTGGTGGCCTCGATCATCGCCATTCACACATGGGGCGGCCGATCGGGGTCTTCATGGGACTTCATAATCGAATCGTGACTTTGGGCACCGTCTGCGCTTGACGCGGTGCCGACAATACGCGCGTGTTCAAGCAGATGATTCGCCGCATCTTCGCCGGGCCGTGGACGACCATCGCTGGCGGCGAGGAACCGATCCCGACGGTCACGCCGTTGACCGCGCTGCGCTATACGCCGGTATACAGGGCGTGCACGCTGATCGCAAACGATGCGGCGCGGATCGATCTCGAGATCAGCGAGAGGGGGGCCGATTCCCTCATCGCCAATCCGTCGCGATACATGAGCTCATTCGAGTTCCGACGCGCGATGACGATGCAGGCGCTGCTTTTCGGAAATGCGTTTGCCGCGATCAACCGCAGCGTCGGAGGCGAACTTCTTGAGCTCATCATGCTTGATTACGGCAGCGTCTCGCTCGACCTATCGACGGGATCTCCCGTCTACAGGACATCCGCATACGGGGTGCTTTCTCCTGACCAGGTGTTTCATCTCCGCGCGCCCGGTCTGACCGGATTGTGGGGAGATTCGCCCGTCGGTCTGTGCAAGACCAGCATCCAGGTGCTGGCGGCTCAAGAGCAGATGGCGTTGCGCGCGTACACGAACGCGGGCAATCCGAAGATCGCGATCATCTCGAATGCGAAGCTCACCGAGGAGCAGCAGCAGAAGGTAGAGAACTACTACGCCAAGAGGCACGGCGGCAGCGACAATGCCGGGAGGCCTCTTGTTCTTGGCGACGGAGTCAAGGTGGAGCGCATTTCCAGCACGATAGACGACACCGGACTAGAGAGTGCGCGCAAGTACAGCATCGGCGACGTCTCGCGAATCTACGGAGTTCCCTCGAGCTATCTCAGCGAGGATGTCGGAGCTTCGTACGGGACGATGGAATGGCTTTCGCGCATGTATGTAGACAGCGGCCTGTGCGGATGGCTCGAGATGTGGCGAAGCGAGGTGCTGCACAAGCTCTGCCAGCCGGGAGCGACGATGTCGTTCGACACTGACGAACTTGTCCGGCCTGGAGTCGCAGAGACGATGGCCGCGCTGCGCACCGCCGTCGAGGGCGGATTCATGACGCGAAACGAGGCCCGCGAGGAACTCGATCTCGAGACGCTGCCTGGACTAGACGACCCGATTGTCGCCAAGAACATGGGAACGGGCGGCGGAACGACCAATCTCGGAACCGACACCAGTGCGGGGAGCGCCAATGACTTCTGAGCTCTGCATCCGTTCCATTCCGATCGCCGCGCCCGATGGACACACGCTTTCCGGTCTCGCCGTGCCGTACGGCAAATGGTCGCGCGAGATCTCCGACGGTCTCGGGCGTTCGTTCACGGAGCGCATCCAGGCTGGCGCATTCCGCGATTCGCTTGCTGAGGACATCAAGCTCTTCTTCAACCACGACATGCGGATGCCGCTCGCGCGTACGCGCAGCGGTTCGCTCACGATCGAAGAGCGTTCGACGGGAATCCACTTCTCGGCTGAGCTTCCCGACACGACGCTTGGTAACGATGTGCGCGTCCTGATGCAGCGCGGGGACCTGAGCGGCGAAATGTCGTTCGGTTTCTACGTCGACGCGGAGGAATGGAACGCGAAGCGCACCCAACGCACCGTGACGCGCGGACGGCTCGTTGAGCTGTCGGTGGTCACCGACGCCGCATATGGGGACAAGACCTATTCGAGCCTGCGGAGCGTCTCCGCGGCTGTAAGCGAGGCCGTGGTGGCACGGCTCGAACTCTTTCACGCAAGGATTGGCAATGGCTGAAATCAAGCAGATCGACAACACTGAGAACGACGTGCACGTCTACCGCAAGGCTGGCGATGCTTTCACCGCCCGCACCGGCCGCGCATTCAGCGAGATCGAGCAGCGGGGCACCGGCGAGGAGAAGCAGTTCATCGCCCGCCTCGACACCGCTCTTGACGCCGCAGAGGCGCGCGTCGCCGCTGCGCGCATCGCCGAACTCGAGGCCCGCAACCGCGAGCTCGAGGCGCGTCTCTCCAAGCCCCAGCTCGAGTCGCGCGCTCCGAAGGGAGTCGCGGACCACACCACCCCCGAGTACGCGCAGCGATGGCTACACGCCGCCGCCACTGGCAACATGCAGGAGTTCCGCACGCTGATCGGCGGCGCCGACGGCACTTCCGCGACGAGCAACGTGGCGCTTCCATCGTACCTCGAGAACCGGATCGTCCAGAAGCTTCAGCAGGCGTCCGTCCTGCGCAGCCTCGCGAAGATCTCGACCATTGATTCGAAGCGTACGATTGCGGTCGAGAACGCGCTTCCGACCACCTCGCAGGTGGCGGAAAACGGCAGCGTCAGCCCGGCAGATCCGTCGTTCTCGTCTCAGATCACCATCATTCCGTTCAAGTTCGTTACCGCGACCACGATGACGATGGAGTACATGGAGGACGTGATCGGAACCGGCGGCATCGGAACGGGCCTCGACTACGTTTCGCAGAAGATCGCGGCATCGCTCGCGCTCAAGCTCGACAACGTGTACACCACCGGCGCGGGCGGAACCGCCGAGCCCCAGGGCATCGCGGACACCGGTTCGGCGTCGTGGGCAACCACGAACTCTGGCAACATCATCAACCAGGGCGTGCAGCTGGCCGAGGATGCCGGTGCAACTTCGGTCACCGCCGACAACCTGATCGACTGCTACCACGCGGTCCAGCCGCAGTACCGGCAGTCGCCGCGATTCCAGTGGCTCGTCTCCGACACCGTCGTGAAGACGGTCCGCAAGCTCAAGACCACGAACGGCGACTACATCTGGACAATCAGCCCCTACGTGAACACGCAGGCCGCGACCGGCAATCCCGGAACGATCCTCGGCGTTCCGTACAACGTGGCGAAGTACCTCAACACCACGCAGGCCGCAACCACCACCGCGAACGTCCGCGGCGAGGCGTACGCGGTGTGTGGGCATTGGGACTACTTCGAGATGTTCGACCGCAGCGGCATGCAGTCGATGATCGATCCGTATTCGGGCGCCGCCAACATGCGCAGCACGCTCTACACGTGGATGCGCACGGACAGCAAGATCATGCTGCCCGAGGCGTTCTCGGCCATCTACGGCCTCAACGCGGCCTGACGGACTCTCTTTTCTCCTGGTCCTGGCGCGGGAAACCGCGCTCAGGACTTTTCCGATGGCGATTCCACTCTCAACGATCAAGTCGGCGCTGAAGATCGACTACGACGACGACGACCTCGACCTCATCAGGTTGAGGGACGCCGCCGCGTCGTTGGTCGAGCGACGCACTGGTGTTTCGCTGTCTCCCACGACCGCCACGCTCTACATCGCGTCGTGGTCGTCAACGCTCATCCCAGGGCACCCGTTCAGCTCGGTCACATCGGTGGCGTACACCGATTCGGCCGGGGCGTCCGCGACCATGCCGTCCACCGATTGGTGGATCGACCGCACGGACGGCCCCTGCCCGATCATCCGGTTTCTCGAGGCGCCTGCGCTATACGAAGGAACCGCGATCACGATCACCTACAGCTGCGGATACGCCAGTGTTCCGAATGAACTGGTGCACGCTCAGATCGCGCTGATTGGCGCCTGGTACAACAATCCAGAGGCGCTGCAGCCGATCGCGCTATCTGTGGTCCCGCTCTCGCTCGAGTACATCCTCGAGCAGTACAGCGTGAGGAGCCCGCTGCGATGATCTCCGGCGGCCTGCTCAGGTTCACCGCCACTCGCATGGCTGCTTCGAACTCGCAGGATGCGCTCGGTCTCCGCACGGATTCGTGGACGACCGGCGCATCGTTCCGGTGCGACATCCGCAACGACTCCGCGCAGGAGCAGGGGTACGCCGACGGCGTCGCTGTACGCCGGATGTGCGAGGTCCGCGCGCGCTGGCAGGCCGTGCAGAATGCCGGACTCACCGAGGTGGATCGGCTGACCGTGCGAGGCCGCACCTACGCAGTTCAGTCCATCCGAAACCTAGAAGAGTCCGACCGCGTCGCCGTCATCCAGGTCGAGGAGATCATCTAATGCCAGCGATTTCCATCGAGCAGGCGATGCGCACCATGCTGACGACGAACATCGCCAGCCCGGCCGATGCGAACATCACCCACGGATACAGGCCGCAGGATTCGACGCTTCCCGCGATCACCTACGCGATCGACAGCACCGAGACGGCCGCGATCGCCGGTGATCTCTACATGACGCAGGCGACGATCACCGCGATCGACACTACGACGCTGTCCGTGGCGAATCTGCAGGCGACGGTCAAGAGCGCGTGCATCGCCGGCACCTATTCGCTCTATTTCCGAGCGGTCGTCGTGACGGGGCAGTCGATCCAGCCCGAGACCGTCGGTTTCGGAGACGAGCAGGAACCAGCGCAGGGAACCACAAACATCATCATCTTCTGGAGCACCAGCTAAATGTCCGTCGTATACGCAACATCAGGCGCAGCGATCACGGTGGCCGGAACCAATCTGCCCGGCATCATCGACGCCACCGTATCGATCAACACCGAAACCATCGATATCACCGAGGTTTCCGACACCACGCGCGCGTTCATCGGAGGCGTCCGGAACGGCACCCTGAGCGGAAACATCTACTACAACCAGGGGGATACGGCCGTCCTTGGTCTCGAGACCGCCGCCAAGAACGGAAGCACCGTCGCCATCGTGTTCACCGTTCACAGCGCGGCGACCTATTCCGCCAATGGTTTCGTCACGTCGTTCAGCCCGTCGGTGGCGGTCAACGATGTGGTACGCGCATCGTTCTCGATCCAGTTCACCGGAGCCATCACGATTGCATGATCTGCGCGCCATCCTCACGCTCGAGCCGGTGAAAGTCGAATACCACGGCGTTCAGCTTCAGCTGAAGCGCCCGACGCTGCTCGACCTGGTCGAGGCTCACGAAGCGAACGCACTTGGAGCCGCACAGAGCCGCGCGTGGGCTTTGTGGCGACACGTGCAGACCGCGGATGGGGCACAGGTCTGGGCAACCCCAGAGTCCGCCCTTGCGTGTCCCAGTGGCCTTGCGTCGTTTCTTGTGACGAAGATCGAGGCGCTGTACAGCGAAGGAGTGGACTAGGTCGGGATGCGCGCCGGGTGCTCGCGCGCGTCCTGAGAAACAATGCACCGCCGTGGGAGCGCAGCATCCTCGAGCTCGTCATCGAACTCGATGTACCCGATTGGAAAGGCATCAAGGAACAGCTTGCCAGACTTCAACGTGACAGCATCAGTCGATAGGAACTCTGAGCGGGCCATCCTCAAGGCGCTCGAGCAGTTCCAGCTTGCCACGCAGGATGCGATCGTTCGCAAGGGAATCCGGAAGTTCCTGATCACGGAGAAGCGGCAGATAGCCGCCCGCAATGTCGCGGCAGGACTTCCGGCCAACGATGTGAAGGCGAAGGTCAAGCTCTGGCGCTCTGGAATCGCGTGGGGTGCTGTCGGATACAAGACCAGCAAGCCGAAGGGTGCCCTTCCAAAGGGCCGCGCGCTGCGGAAGGTATACGACGCGGACGGCACTGGATGGCGAAGCCATTTCACGGAGCTGGGATTCCACACTTGGGCGAAGGGGATGAGCAAATCTTCAACCCGGTCCGGCCGAGCATGGAAGCGCGGACTTCGCCACCGTGGCAGAGGAAACTACATCAAGGGAACACACGCATCGCAGATCGTGCACGCCGCGATGGCACCCATGTTCCGCGAATCGATCATCTCCGCGATCAATGACGCCGCAAGGAGCTCGAGCAGTACGACCGGAACCGCCATGCGCGGGGTGGAGGCCTTCTTTTGAAACTGCCCACGCTCAACATCGATGTCGCCGTCAACACCAAGACCATGCAGAAGGGCATCGCAGAGGCGCAGAAGAACCTCGAGAAGGTCGGAAAGAAGGGACTCGCGTTTGCGGGCGGAACCGCGGGAAAGATTGGAGGACTCGCCGAACTCGGTGGTGGCTTTGGGTCTGCGGCGATCGGAGTCGGCGGAATCTCGCTTGCCGCGATGGCTCCGATCAAGCTTGCAAACTCGATTATCTCGAGCTTTGCGGCGTCCGCACTGGAGGGGGAGAAGGCCCTGAAGGCATTTGCGGAAACCGGGCAAATGACGGGTGGTCTCGACCTGGGCACGGCCTCGAGACTTGCGGCGTCCGCTCCGATGGCGAAGGCAAACGAACAAGCTACATCGGGACTGTGGGACACCTTCATCGGTTCGATGCTAGACGAGCAGGGCCGCACGACCGGCCTTGCCGGACTCATAAGCGATTGGGCGCAGGCGACAGGGGAGGGAACCAAGTTCCTCGTCGCAGCGTTCGGAGGTCTGCTATCCGGGAAAAGCATCGACGAGCAGCAGAGGATCGGAGATATGGCGATATCGCGCAGCGCAGCGGGAGCGCAGGCCTACATGAGCCAGGCGCAGATCGATGAACTCGGTCGCCGCGACGAGAAGAAGCTCAAGGCCGAGCGGGAGCAGAACACATGATTGCTTCAAGCGTCTACATCACAAGCCTGATCGGCGCGAACTGCCGCCAGGGGGATATCTGGGATCTCCACACCATCGATGAGACATGGCACGTCGAGAAGGTCGACAAGACCGGGATGAAGGTGAAGGATTCGGTCGATGTGCTGACCGATCTTTCTCCGGGAGGCCCCGTCATTCGCGCGATCGGAGAACCGTACACGTTCACCGGAGGAACAGGGCTGACATGGCTCGAGAGCGCACTCGTGCGCTCGCTTTCGTGGCAATTCGGAGTCGGAATCGGAGCGAATGTCCAGGTCAACTACTCGACCCGCTACTTTTGGGCAAACGATGCAAAGGGAATGGGTGCATCCGTCGAGAATCCAGCATCCGCCACAACGCTTTCCGCAGGGCTGTTCCTGCCGTGTGCGATGCTCCCGATCTTCCAATCGCGGAACGTTGTCACCTACCGCGATTCACCGGGAATGACAAACCCGCCGCCAGCGCTTGACATCTCAACATCGGACATCGGAGGAACGCAGAAGCGCATCGACAGGGATGTCAAGCAGATCGGCGTGAAGCTCCGGATGTACATCGATGTGAACAGCCTCGGCCTTCAGGATGTGGTCGACATCGTGTCGCAGTACCTCGGCACCAAGAATTCCGCGGTCTTCCTTGGATTCGCCACGGGTTCCCTCGTCTGCAGCGGAGCGGCGATAAACCATCTCGAAAACGAGATGTTCGAGCTCGTCATCGAGTACTTGTTCGATGAGCACTACCACCACACGCAGACGGCTACGCTCGGCACGGACGGCAAGCCGAAGATGAACGGCACGAACTACACCGAAGTCTTCTGGACGCGCCCGGTTCGCGGTGCAGTCAATTTCAACGACATCTGGCCGACCGGATCGTTGGGAGAATCGCAGAAGTACCAAGCGTACATGGGGCGGTGGTACTGATGGCCACAGGGGTCAACCGCAACACCCTGGCCGCGCGCCGCGAGACCGACCTCGCGCGGGCGATTTCGCAACCGGCCAAGGAAGACCCGGTGGCGTTCGACCTGTTCGTTGTCACGGGCGCTACCGAAATCGGAACGGGAAACTACCGCTGGAAATACAACCTGGTGCGTGCGCGTGTCGGAAACGCGTCAACCTACAACCCTGGCACATCAAGCAACACATTCGTGGAGACGGGCCTGTCCGCGAGTGAGCTTTCGAACGGCTCCATCGCGTACTATTCGTACGGCGTGCAGGCCGCGAACGTCCCGACGGGATGGGCACCGAAACAGATCCCCGTCGGTTCGTATGTGGTGGCCGTGCCGCATAGAACGCTCGACGGAACCCTTGTTTGGATCATCATCGCCAACCAGGCGATAGACGGGACATGCTGATGACAGCCTCGCAACTCGACATCGTGATCGAACAGGGAACCACGTTCAGCTATGTGTTTCAGGTGCTGAACAAGGACTTGACCACCGGGTACACATGGTCCGCGCAGGGACGAACGCAGCACGGCGCTCCGAGCACGGTCTTCGCGACCGGAACGAACGCAACCATCGCGGCCTCGAAGAGCGGCAGCCACACGCACGCGACCCTTACGATCACCTACGCGAACACCGCGCAGCTCGCAGCACCGTCGTACGGCGTGTACGACATCGAGTACCTCGAGAACGCCACCGCAATCAAGACCAGGGCGTTTGAGGGAACCTTCTACATCACCCCCGAGGCAACCATCTGAGGACTTCCCCATGTGCATCAAGAGCATCACCAACATCCAAGCCAATGCCAACAGCGGAGCCTGGAAGCCATTGACCGTCAACTGCGGAGCTGGCGAGATCATGTATCTCTTCGGCGACACCACTTTCCGCGTGCGTGCCGCTGGCGGAGCGGCAACCGATTGGATTCCCTGCGCCAACACGGTCGCTCCGCAGCCGCTCTGCCTGGGGATGGGCGTCATGGGTTCCCAGCACGAAATCCTTTCGAACTCCGCATCTGCCGTCGATGTCAAGATTGTTATCTCGGATTATCCGATCTTCTGAGGTGAAGGATGGACGTCGCGACCCTCGCTGGCGCTTTGGGAGTCATCGCATCAATCGTCTCCACCACGATGATCGTCGTGGGGAAGTTGACCCGCGTCGAGGTCATGCTCGCCGAGCTGCGCGCGCAGATGGCGTCGTACGAACACCGAATCACCGAACTTGAAAGGCGCGTCAAATGAAGTCGCCCAAAACCACTTTCGCCGGAATCGGTGCCATCCTCGTGGCAATCGGTTCGCTTGCATCCGCTTACTTCGACGCGGACCCGAACACGATCCCCGACTTCGCGGCCGCCGCTGCCGCGATCATCGCTGGAATCGGCCTTGTCTTTGCCAAGGATCAGCCGAAGGCAGATGCTTGAGCGGTTCGTGGTACAGCTCCTGTGCGCAGTGCTCGAGCGCGTCGCGGAACGGCCGCGCGCGCGCGATGCCGATGTGGATCGTTCTCGCCTTCTTCTTGCTGCCCGCCATGTGCGCGAGTGGTTGCGTGAAAACGGTGCTCGTCCAAAGGGGTAGCCCGATGCGCGTTGCGGAGCCGCTGAAGGTGTTCACGCTCGAGCGCGGGGAATGGGTCGAATCGCGCGACCGTGTCGACGCGCGCGGGTGGTACTTGGTACCGCCGGAGATGGTCGAGGAATGAACCTACGCCGCGCCTGTTGCTGCTCGGAGTGCGAATGCGGAGGCTGCGACTACGCATCGAGCTACTACACGTCGGGCGCGAGCCTGTCGGGATCGTGGAACTACAACAGCAAGTTCAATCCGTGCACGCACTATCCCTGCGGAGATCAGGAAGAGGACATCCAATACGATGTTGATGTTGTCCTGTCCGCAATCGTGGCCGGGGGAACGATCACGCGCGAGGGAACGCTCGCATGCTGTTACGGACGGGTGGGATATGCAACGGTTACCTACACCGTGACGATTACCAGCCGCGCGAAGTGCTGTTTCGGTGGCGGATCTACTTGCACCTATACGCTCACGATCGATGGGTCCACGAGCGTTCCTGTGCGGCACACGGTCGTTCCACAGTGCGTCGCGGGAAAGATCTGCAGCTGGAAGCATTCGATCGGTCTATGCGCGTTCCAAGTCGGAGTCCACGATTGGCTTTTGGACATCACTCCTGACGATTGCCCATTGAACTGCGATGAACTTCCCCTGGTGCGGAACGGTTTCATCATCGATGGCTGCGAACTCACTTGGAT